TTGCCAACGGAAGGGCGGGAACGGTGACCTTGACGGAGACGTCGGGCGAGAGCCTGAGCAGCGGCACCCCAGGGGCGCGGAGGCTGACGGCGGCGCTAACCAGTGGCGTCCTGCATATCTACGCCAGCGGAGAAGCCGACGAGATCATCAACTGGTCCCTCTCGGTGGAAATGCAAAGGATATACGCCACCAATGAAAGCGAGTTCGAGGACGCTATCCTCACCGAGGCCGGCGCCCGGCTTGCGGGCATCAACGACCGCGTACTATTGCAGGAATGAAAGGATACCTCGACGGGATAGGGAAGGCCATCCCCCGCGTGTTGCAGGTGGCGGCGGAATACGAGCTGCGCGGCAACCCCGATTGCCTTCTGTTATATGGATACTATGAGTGGGGCTCCTCGTCATGGTGGCGCAAAGTCCTCCAAGGTATTCGCAATGGCGCAGGACTACGAGATCAACGTAAAAGTCACAGGAGTAAACCAAGCGGCGACGCAGGTTGAAGGGCTCACCGATGACATAAACGAAGCCGGAGCAGCGGGTACCGCGGCGTTCGGTACTATGGACAAGGCCCTCGGAGGGCTCCCGTCCAAACTCAAGGCCGGCATCGCGGGCGTTAAGGGTATGGTCATCGGCATGAAGACGCTCCGCGGGGCGGTTATGGCCACGGGGATCGGGGCGCTGGTTATTGCCGTGACTTCGCTCGTGGCATACTTCAAGCGCACCGAGCGCGGCGCCCAGCAGCTGCGGGTAATTACGGCCACCTTGGGCGCGGTCATGGACAAGCTCATGGACTCGGTTATCGGGGTGGGGGAGTTCCTCTTCGAGGCGTTCAGCAACCCGCGCGAAACCATCCAAGGCCTGGCCAACGATATCCAGACCTTTGTAATTGAGAAGGTCAACCAACTGATGGAGGGCCTTGGGTTACTCGGCAAGGCGATAAAGCAAGCCTTCGAGGGCGACTTCTCTGCGGCGGCAGCTACGGCGGCCGAGGGGCTGACGAAGGTAGGCGACTCCGTGCTCGCCTTAAATCCCGCCACGGCCGTATTGTATCAAGTCGCTGATTCCGTGGCCGAAGTAGCCGTCGAAGCTAACAAGGCGGCGAAGGCGGCCGGGGCACTGGAGAAGCGCATGAACGCCCTCATCGTTGCGGAGCGGGAGCACCTTACAGTCCGGGCTCAAACCAACAAGGTCATCGCCGAAAATCGCCTCCTCGTAGAGGATGAGACCATGAGCTACGACGACCGCATCGCCGCCCTGGACAAAGCTATCGCGGCGGAGCTCTCTGCCGTCGATCAGGAGCTGAAGATGGCCGAAGAGCGGGCGGAGATTTTAAGGAAGCAAGCCGACCTCGCCGAGAGCGACGAGGAGACCAAGCAAGCCGTCGCCGAAGCCGAGGCCCGCGTCATAGAAATTGAGACGCGCTCGCTCAAGCAACGCAAGAGGTTGGAGGGAGAACGTCAGACGCTCATCCTCCAGCGCACAACGGAAGCCGAAGCCGCAGCCGCAGCCATCATCAAGGCCGAAGAGGAGATAGAAAAGGCGCTCCGAGAATCGGCCCTCAAGCGCGAGGACGCCCAGACGCAAGAGATAGAAAAGGAGAGGTCCCGCTTCGAAGCATTGATAGAAAAGGCCGGAGAGAATGCCGAGCTCGTGGCTGAACTAAAAGAGGCGGAGCGCCTCGCCCTGCTCGATATCGACGCCAAGTACGACGCCCTCGAATTGGAGGCCGAGCAAAAGAAAGAGGAAGAGGCCAAGAAGATCCGCGACGCAGCAGAAGCCGAACGCAGGAAGGACACCGAAGCGGCGGAGGCCGCTATGGCCGAGCTCAAGGAGTCCGATATTTCCGAGACCTTCTCGGTGCTGACCAGCTTAAACCAGTCGTTCAGCAAAGACACCGAAGAGGGCCAGAAGAAGGCGTTCAAAAGGAACCAGGCCCTCAGCATTGCCGAGACGCTGGTCTCGACATACATGGCCGCGCAGAAAGCGTACGCCTCACAGCTGGCCATCCCATCGCCCGACGCTCCCGTCCGCGCCGCTATCGCCGCAGGTGTCGCCGTGGCTTCAGGATTGGCGAAGGTCGCCGCCATCAAGAGCACCCAATTCTCCGGCGGAGGGGGAGGAGGTGCGGCATCGGGAGGAAGCGCAGGAGGGGGAGGCGGAGGGGGCACCCAAGCCGTGGGCGTAGATGTCGGATCGCTCATCCCCAACCAGCAGACGCCCACACCGGAACCCGTCCGGGCATATGTAGTAGAGAACGAGATAAGCAACAAGCAAGCCCTGAACAGGGAGCTACAAATCCAAACCACGCTATGAGGACCGTCGAACTTTTGATAGATGAGGAGCAGGACGATTTCGGGGTGGAGGCCATCAGCCTCGTGAAGTTCCCGGCCATCGAGGAGAATTTCGTCTACTTCAACAAGGACCAGAAGCTGACCCTCGCCAAGGTCGACGAGGACAAGCAGCTGCTGGTCGGTCCCGCCCTCATCCCGGAGAAGATGATTCCGCGATACGACGAGAGCAAGCAAGAGGAGTTCGAGGTCTATTTCTCGCAGGAGACGGTACAGCAAGCCGCGGAGCTTTTCATGCGGCAGAAGCGCAACGGAGAGTATACCGTCGAGCACCAAACCAAGGTCGAGGGGCTCTCCATCTTCGAGAGCTGGATAGTAGCCGACAAAGACCGCGACAAGGCCGCCGTCTATGGCTTCGATGTTCCCGTCGGGACGTGGATGGTTTCAGTCCGCGTCACCAACGGCGACGTGTGGGCCGATGTCAAGGACAAAAAATACCGGGGGTTCTCCATCGAGGGGTACTTCATCGATAAGTTGGTCAAGATGGAGGATGTCACCGTCGAGACTATTGCCGCCGCGGTGCGCGATGTTTTAGAACCGATATCGTTTCTCGACGGCAAGCCCCTATTCGGGACCCCCTTAGAAGCCAACCTCATGGCCGAGGCGCTCGGATGCGAAGGCCACCACGAGCACGAGCTGAACGGGCGGCGTTTGTTTATGCCGTGCCGCACCCATGAGGAGCTCGACCCCCTCCTCGCCAACAAGTAAACCGGCGTTATATCCGCCATTGAAAAGAACCCTCATGTCCGTAATCGAGAAACTCAAGGAGGCCGTCAAGTCTGTCGTCGAGGCAGAACGCCAGAACCTCTACGCCGAAGCCCGCCTCAACGATGGGCGCGTCATTGCAACCGAAGCCGAAGCGTTCAGCGCTGGGGCCCCCGTCCGCGTTATGAGCGAGGACGGCGAAGCCACACCCCTCGAGGCTGGATCTTACGAGCTCTCCGACGGAGGCGAGGTAACGGTAGACGCCGATTCTAAGGTCGTGGAGATGATGGACGACAAGGAGGAGAAGACCGAAGCCGCAGAGCACGAAGAGGAGGAGAAGGACGAGATGGCAGCGGTCAAGGCTGCCCTGGTCGAGAAGTTCCAGATCACCCCAGAGGTGGCCGCCGAAATTGTGGAGGTCGTCAAGGACGCGATGGCTCCGGCAGAAGTCGAAGCCGGCAAAGACGAGGAGATGGCAGAGCACGAGGACGACAAGAAAAAGGAAGAGATGTCCGCGCACCTCACCGACCTCACCCATGAAATGGCCGTGGCGCTGGAAGCCATCAACAAGCGCCTGAGCTCTTTAGAGGATGCACCCGCGGCACAGCCCGACCGCGTCCTTCCGAAGGCCGAATTCAAGCAAGAAACAAACCCCAACCTCAAGGGCGTAGATCGCGCTCTCAACCTGATTTCTCAATACTCATGATTCCCGTAAAGTCCAAGAAGTACGACTTCGACATCACGGTAACGGACAACACCTACGCAGGTGAGTTGGCGTTGCCGTATGTCACCGCCGCCGTCACAGGCGCGGAGACCATTCTCAACAACCGCTGCCGCCTCATCGAGGGCATTGTCTCGAAGGCGGTCATCTCCAACCTCGGCCTCACCGATGTCATCCAAGCCGCCGACTGTGCCGGTACCGATGGCGCGAACACCTCCCTCACGGAGCAGCTGGTGACCCTGAACGATTTGATGGTTAAGGAGACCATCTGCCGCAAGACCATCTTCCCCACGTGGATAGCTGCTCAAGGGCGCATGAGCCGGGACGGGAATATCCCTCCCACCTTCGCGGAGTTCCTGCTCGCTTCGGTCTCTAATAAGGCCGGGCAGAACCTTGAGACCTTGTTGTGGTCGGGCGACGCTGGCGCAGTTTTCGGAGTGGGTCTTCTGTCTGACGACGGAGTGATTGACGAGGCCGGTATCGACGCCTCTGCCATGGCTGACTTTATCGAGGCCACAACGGACGCGACCTTTACCGCGGCCAACATCCTCGGCAATATGGATACGGTCTTCGCTGCCGCCGCCGCAGTGCCCGGAATCTTGGCCAAGCCCGGATGCGGATTCTACATCTCATACGAGGCGTATGCATTCTTCCAGCAAGCCCAAGCCGAGCAGAATACCGGAGCGGGATACAACCAGGACCTGAGCGGCGCAAGCTACCTCGGCTACCCTGTCTACCCCACCGCCGGAATCGCGAACACGGCCGACGCCATCGCCTTCACCTACCCCGACAATATCGTGGTGGGAACGAACGCCTACACAGGCAACGAGAGCGCTGCCCTCATTCCCGTTTACCAGTACGACGGAAGCGACAACGTGAAAGCCACGATGAACTTCGCAGTCGGTGTTAACGTAGCCGTTCCAACTGACGGCGTCGTCGGATTTGCATTCACCTGATACATGGCTTGTACTATCACCCTCGGCCGCGCATTGGATTGCAAGGACGCCCTCGGAGGGCTCTCGAAGATTTTCTTCG